ACCAGTTCCTTCCCGCGCTGCGATTCCCCGCGGGCCTCGCGCCAGATGCACAAGGCCAGCATGAAGCGCGTCGAGAGCTCGGCGGCGTTCATCCCTGCATGGTCCCGGCGATGCCGCCTTGAATGAGGGTCGGACTGCCGCCGTCCCCGTACCACGTCGTGACACCAGAGGCCGTCGAGTACTCTAGCCACGCATAGAAGTGCCGCCCCACGGGCGGATAGGTGCGCACCGACGCCATCACCGGCGCGACGTTATTCACGGTCGAGGCATTCACCGTGACCTGGATCATCCGCACGCCGGTCATCGCGGTGGTGGTGGAATCCTGCCCAATCGACACCAGCAGCGTGGCTCCCGTGTCATTCGACGCGGGCACCAAGACATCGGCCGTGAGTTCGACTTCCGCCACACCGACGACACAATCCAACTGATTCGCCGTCGAGTTGTTCGCTTGCCGCAAGGTGGCAGTGGTGTAGGTCCACGTATCCGTTGAGGGCAGCACACGCATGATCCGAGGCACACGGTTGTAGTAATTCCAGACGTACCGCTTGGCAAAGCTGTCTTCCGTCTGCCCCGCCACCGCCGTCGTACGGAACGTGCCGAGATAGCGCTGCTGGGTATCACCCGTTTTCACATAGACGCCGTTTTGCGTCGTCAACGCCGTCGCCCGCGTGGTGTCATTCGTCCAGGCGGTCAACGCCAGGATCGGCACGGCATCATTGAAGTCGAGGAACACGTCGTAGACCTGATTGGCGACGGCGGGTACGGCGATCGAGAGTTCCGTGAAGTTCACGATCACCCAGATCGATCCGCTGTAGAGCGCGACCTTGCGGCCCAGATACGGCGTGAAGTAGACCGTCGTGGCCGCGGTGACATCCGTCGTCGTCACGGGTGTCCCCGTCGTTAACGTCAACCGGCCATTGACGACCGAATTCAGATCCAATTCAACGGGCGGATTGGTCTGCGCGACGAGGACGGTGGTGGATTCCGCCTGCCCGACCGCTCGAGAGAACGTGCCCGGCGTGGCGCTGATGCCGGCCGCCGTGTTGCTCACGTAGTACACCGCGCCAGGGGTCAACCCCGACAAGCCCGTCACCTTCCCCGCGGTGCGGAACAATCCTGAATCGCCCGTGTTGATGTTCGCCGCGGCAAAACCGAGTTGCGGCGTCACACAGGCATAGACCAGATCGGCGTCGGCCTTGTACCACTGGCCCGCATTCTTGGAATTCGATCCGTCCGAGAGATACGCCAGATCGCCCGCGGTGAGGTTTTCCCCGGCCGTGCCGGTCAAATCGACGTTCGCGCTCGAGGCCGCTTGCGGCGGGAACCAATCCACCGCCGACCAGACCAGCACGTTATTCTCGTCGTACAGGTTGATGTCATAGGCCTGCGGGAGCATAAACAGTTCCGCAAACAAGCCTGAACCATTGGCGGTGACCGTCGCGCCGAGGGAGGTATTGCCGTCCACATCGGCGTAGACGTTCAGCGGCGTGGACGTACCCGCCTCGAAAAACTCCAGAATGGCGTTCGGGAGCGGATCCCCGTTACCGTCTACGGCGCGGTAGCGGGGCGTATAAAACGTGGTGAGGGCCATGTTAGAGTGTCCTCGTCATGTCGTGGATGGCCGGGTTTGACGCCCGCGCAGCGACTTGGAGCCGCCCGGCTCGTGTCGCGTATCTCGTTGCGAAATGGTCGCTGATCGCCATCGGGGCGTTGGCGTTGGGCGGCGTCTGGGCGGATCGTCTCGGCATCTGGTCCCTCTACTGAGCGAACGCGAGCTTCGCTTCCGCCGGCAACGCGGACACAATGTTTTTGGAAATCGCTTCAATCAATTGCCCGTTACCAGAGGCCAGCGCTTGCGCCATCTGGTTCTTCAGCGGCGCAGATACCGACGTGCGCCACCAGGGCGACTGCATCACCTTGACCGCTTGCCGCGCCGCAGGTGCGAGTACTAACCCGGCGACCGGATGACCCGCCGCGACTGCGCCACCAAACGAGGCCGCGCCCGTCGCATTCGCCACTAAGCCGCCGCCGTGTGATTGCGTGCGCTGCTCGGTTTCGGTGAGGACGTTCCGCAGGCCGCGCCAGAAGGCGTATTCCTTATTGATCTCGGCCAGATCGGGCGTGGCTTTCTCGAGCAACGGTTTGATCGCGCCGTAGGCTTCGCGCACGGCCCACGCATCCGGGTTATCCGTCGCGGCCGATCCGGCTTTCTGACCATAGAGACCGGCTTTGTTGACGATCTTGCCCCACGCCTGTTTAATCACTTGCGCCCGCTCAACAGGAATGGCGGGCCCGATGTTGTCGATAAACGTCGTGAGCTTGTCGAGTTTCTTGACGACCTTCTGCGCGCCTTCAATGGGTCGCACTACCCCGTCCATGCCTTCTACCATGAGGCCTTGCTTCGCCTGCTGTAACGCACTCTGCACGGTGCGCCCGTCAATGATCGCGCCGGCATTCGCCGCATCATCGATCGCGGCCCCGATCTTCGGCCCGAGCGATGCGACATTCGCTTGCGCCTGTTTCAGCATGGCCGCACGACTGCCGCTCACGCCCCGATCGATCATCTGCGGGGCCAGTTTCTTGGCTTCCGCCTTCGCCCATTCCTTCGTTGGCCCGAGCGCTTGTACCACCGACTTTTCTGCGCCTTCGCGAAGTGAATTCGATAACCCCGCGACACCAGGCACCGCCGCAGAAATCGCCGCCGACGCACCGGCCGCCACCGGACTGCCCGTTTGCGCCAGCGTCAGTGCGCCGGCCTTGCCGGTTTCCGCAATCGTGCGCGCCAATTTCGGCGCAGAGCCCGCCACGCCAGTCGGGATAAAGAACTCGCCCAACTGTTCGGCCCCGAAACCCACTTTCTGTGGTGTGTTTGACGGCGTGATCTCCGGTGGCCGCTGCTCAAAGGCGTGTGGCTGAATCGCATCCGAGATGCGACCGATCGGCGTGTAGTCATGCACCATCTTGCCGAGACCGAAGACGGTGTTCCCGACGCCCTTCGCGACACCAATGCCGACATCTGCGGCCGTGTCGCCCCATGACCGATCGGCGGGCATCGACGGTGAGGCTTTCGGCGCGTTTGTGGCGAACCAATCCCCGCTCGTCGTGCTCTGCGCTTTCGGCGCGTTGGCGGCAAACCAGTCTTGGCTCATTAGCCCTTCACCTTCGCGCCGAGCGACTTGTAGTGATCGACCTGATCGGCCGGCACGTCTTGCTCTTGTCCGTTCGGCGCGATCATGCGCACCAGGCCACCGCTCTCGAGTGGCTTGACGGCGCGATTGTTAAAGCGCGTGATGTCGTAGCCCGCATCAGAGAGGGAATCAAGCGTGTTCTGCCGCTTCTGGAGGAGGGTGTTCCACAGGCCGTTGAGTTTGGCCGTCGCCACGTCGGTGGGATCGCCAATGACCGGCAGGATCTTCTCGTATTTCACCTCGTCCTCTTTGCGGAGCACGCCGCCCTCGAGCGCCTTGCCGATGATCTGTTTCACTTGATTGATCACGGCCTGCTGTTTCTTCGCGTCTGCGCCCCATCCCGTCAGTTGCGTAATGGCGTTCGGTACCCATGCGCCGACTTGCGCGCCAAACCCCGTGGATCCGGGTTCCTTGATCTGCGGAGCCAACTGGCGCAACAGCTCGAGCGATGAATCGAAGTCGGATACCTTACCGGCATCACCACTCGTCACCGGGCGACCCTGTTCGCGGGTGTTACCAGAGCGCCAGCCTTGCGCCGACATCTGGGCAGCCGTGCTTGGCGTGACGAAGCGCATTTCATCGCCCTTGCTAATCCAGATCGAGGGCTTCTCCGTCTCACTCGCCGTAGGCAGCGGACGCACACGCGTACTCACGTCTTGCCCGTTAAACAGGTATTTGCCCTGTCCATTTGGATCGAACACCACCATCTGTGGTTTGCCGTCCAACAGCACAGACACACGCTCAACGGGACGCTGTTCCGTCTTCGGCGGCGGCGCGGGGAAGGACTGCCCCGGCGTGGTCGGCACGATCTTCGTCACCGGCTGGCCGTTTTCCACCGTCTGGATCGTCGTGGTCCCGACCTTCTCAGGCGGCTTCAGGAAGGACTGGCCGGGTTGCTTCGGGACCATCTTCGTGACGGGCCGACCCTGCTCGTCTATCGTCTCCACACTCACGACATCCGGTCCCTTAACACCAGCCTGTTGCGCGAACGTATCCACCACGGCTTTCAGCGCTGTGGGATTCCCCGCCCGTGCTTCCGCCAGTGCGCGCTGTAAGTGCGGCGTATACTCCGGGTGCATCGTCGCCAAGTCCTTAAACATCGGCTCGGCCACATCCGGGTTGTAATTGCTCGCCTGCACATGCTGCGAGTACTGCCCCGCTTTCGCCAGAAACTGCTGGCCTTCCTCCGCGGAGTACTGCTGTTTCGCACGCTGTAACTGCAACGCCTGCGCTTCTCGTACGGGCGCATTCGCCTTGTAGTCGGTGTAATCCTTCAGCGTCCCACTGACGGCGTTGCCGATGTTCTGGATCGCGTTCCCCCACGCCTGCCCAGACTGCGCCGCCCGCCGCGCCTGCGCGTCTCCGATGGCCGCCGTCGTCTGCGCCGCGATCTCCCCACGCTGACGGATCAGATCCGCCATCGTGCCGGTGTAGGGACTGCGATAGGTCTCCGGCATTACGCCCCCATGTTCGCGGCTTGGGTCAGGTAGTTCCCCGCCCGGTTGCGATTCGAGTTGAAGATGTCGAAGTCCGCGAGGAAGGCATCCATGTTGCGCGTGTTCACGTTCTCGTTTTCACGCTGGCCCCAGGTGTTCGTCGCCTTCCACACGTCGAGATTGCGATCCAGCACGTCACGCGACACGCCCCAATTCGTGCCGTAGGTGCCCAGCGCCTGCTGGAGGCCCAAGTTATGCGCCGTGACTGCCCGGTCGAAGATGTTGCCGTATTCCTGCGAGGCGGCGTTCTGGTTGTAGTTGATGAAATCCTTCAGCGTGCCGCCCGTGCGATACGCGCCGGTCGCCGCGATGTGATTCGACAGCGACTTCTCGCCTTCGCCCTTGCGGAACTCATACGAGGGATCGCTGTAGATGGAATCCTTCGTCGGCGCTTGGAATTCCTTGTAGCTGAAATCTGGCGGGCGCACGATTTCCGGTGCGGCCGTGGGCGACCAGGGATTCCACGCGGGCGCATGGCCGGTAAACGGTTCCGTGAGATAGCCCCAGCCCCCGCCGCCGCCCCCGGTCTGTGGTGGCCGTGGCACGTTGTCAATGCTCGGCCTTTCGCGGACGGGCAGTCCCCAGTCGTTCGTGTTCATGTTCCACGGCGCACCCGGCGTGGACGGGATGCCGCCGTTCCAGTTCGGGCCAGGGTCATAGTCATTCGTCCAGACCCCGAGCCGGAAATTCGGATCGCCTAACTGGGGCGGAGCGGGCGGCGGCGTGTAGCCGCCATACGGATCATCGTCGTTGTAATCGATCACGAGTCGTCTCCCTACGTCGCGATGTACTGCGCCAAGCTGCTCGGCCGGCGGCTATACCGGCCATACAAACTGAACACCGGAGCCGAGGACGCACTAGAGGAGGCTGGCGCACTGCCCCCGCCGCCGCCAAAGCTCGGCGTAAACACGTCCATGAAATTGCTGTACGGGTCGCCGTTGTTCGACGGCAGATACACGCGCCCGCGAATGTCGCCAGCGCTGTTGCGCTGCAAGGTGATGCCCCGCGCATTCAACTGCGGTTCAATCGCGGCCAGATCCTGCGGCGACGATGCGCCATTGGGCAATAGGCTCTGCACAAACGCCCGCGGATCAGACGGAGCCGCACCACCAGACGCCGGATCGCGAACGGGCATGGAGGTATTCACGGGCGCGGATGCACTCGACGCACCGTCATAGTTCGGCGCGGTCCAATGCGGCACGGGCACCTCTTGCGCGGGCTGCATCCCCGGCACGCGGATGTAATCGCCCAACGTCCGCACCGCGGAATCCGCCAAGGCGCGGAAGGGCGCTTTGCGCTGTTCGCTGGCTTCCCAATCGGTGCGATCGCGGGCTTCGCGGTTCAGCCAATCGCGATAATCCCGCGCATCCGTCTGCCGCAGGTACGCCAGTTGATCGTCGGCGGCCTGTTTCTGGAGGCGGGCGGCTTCGAGCTGCGCATCAATCGAGGCCTGCGTGGCTTTATCCTGTGAACTGGTCGCCTTGTGCGTCCCCCACAGGTTCGTAAAGATGTTGCCGAGCAAACTCGCGAGCGGTAAAACCAGTGGTCCCATAGTGGATCCTGTCTGTGCGACCTTCCCTTGGTTCGCGTAATCCAAAATCGACGGCATCAGAGCACGCGCTCAATCACCACGGAGGCCTTGTATTTCATCGCCCCCGGCGTGTTGGATACATACGTCGTCCCAAAACTGATCGGCCCCGGCGCATCCGTCTGCACGAAGAACATGTAGCCCTTGGGCTGCGCGACGTTATCCGACGCCAGCGCCGCCCCGGTATCCGTGCAGGTAATCGCATCGTTGGGATACTGCACAAACGGCGTCACGCTGGAACTCACCCCATCGGCCGTGGTCACGCGCAGAAACACCGACACGCGATACCAGCCCGCCGAGATGTTCCCCACCGGCAACGGGGTCGAACTAATCGACGCCGATTGATCGCTGTACTCCAGCGGCGGCGATCCGCTATTCGAGACGGACACCGACTGTGAGATCGCCGGCAGGAGCGTGATCAAAAACCAATTCGTGATGTCTGTCGTCGGAATGCCCTTCGACGTGACCCACGCATCGGTAAAGGTCGGCGGCGCGAGTTGGACGGAGCTAAACGGCATCAGGCCGCCAGCGCTTTCTGGATCGTGTAACTCAGGAACGCATCCACGAGTTTCCACGGCACCGGATCCGACACCGACAACTCAAACACGCGATTCCGAGACCGTCCCAAGCGGCGAATAATGGCGCGGGTCTGGTACTGCCCCTGCTGGCCGGTCTCAATAAAGTGCGTATTCCCCCAGGTCTTGCCGCCGTCATCCGACCAGCGCAGCATGATCACGGGGTTTGAACCCTGTCCCGTGAGCGTGCCTTGGCCCGCCTCGAGGAAAATCTGCAACTGCTGGAAAAAGATCCACTGCTGTTCCATCGTCAGCAGCGGCGTCCGGCGCAAGCGGCGGATTTCGCGATCGTCCACGTCCGTGCCGTAGCTGTTTTGCAGCTCGTAGATCGTGCCGGATTCCCGATCCCCGACCAGATGCTTCCCGAAGACGAAGGCGTGATACTGCTGACGCAAGGCGTCATACATCGCGTCTTCGGTGATCCACGTACCGCGCTTGTGCCAGCCCATTTCGGGCGGCAGGGAGGCGTCATAGACCCACGTCACGCCCGCGGAGGGGAAGTTCAGCAGATAGAACTGATGGCCCGAGAGTTGATACGTCCACGCCACCGCATCATCAATCCGCCCCTGCTGGGCGTACTGCGTGAGGGCGTCTTCTACCGCATTCGTGCTCACCCGTTCCGGGTTGTAGCCAGACATGCGGTAAATCTGCGCCGTGCCATTCGAGGAGCGCGTCAGCCAATAGATCGCGTTGTCGATCATGGCCAGCGAGAACGGCGCTTCGATGCCGTTCTGGATCAAAATGCCCTGCACGGGCGCAAACGGAAATGGGAAGTTGCCGGCGTCGTACCAGACTTCGGTGGTCTGCGATCCGAACAGGTAGATTCTCGGATACAGCACGATCATGGCTTTCCACGGATCGGGCGCGATCGAGCGCTGGGCAAACTGTGTCGGATCCCACGTGCTCAGATCGTTGATGTCCGACAGCCGCAACGTAGACGTGAGCTGATCCAGCGCCAGCCCGTAGCCATCGAGCATCCCGCCTTGAAACGCCGCTAAGCCCGAGACATTCGTCAGCGCGTTCGTGTTCAGGTCGAAGACATCGGCCATGTCGGCCGACGTAATCAGGAGCTGATGGCCGCCGTCGCCGTTGTAACTGATCGTGGCGGGGTTCGGGCCGACGCCTGACAACGTGCCGCGCAGCGTGACGGAGAAGTCCGAGAAGAATTCATAAAAGCCGTTACCGGCCACGAAGAACCCGCGCTCGCCGTTCAGCGTCGAGGCGGGCAGTTGGAACAGCGCCCGGATCGGCGTCTTCGCCACCGTGATCCGTGTTTCCACGCCCGGTGTCGGCTCGAACACAAACCGATTTGTGGGCGAGGGTGATCCGACCGGCATCACATACCAGTTGATCAACTCCTCGGGATCGGCGAGCGGCACGTCCCCTTGATACGTCGGCCCAATGAAGCCGCGGAGCCTAGCCACCGTTGTACTCTCCGCTGCGCCAGTTCCAATTCCGCGCCCGTGGATAGAGCGCCGGATCAATACTGGCCACCACCGGAGCCACGTTCGCGCGCTTGTAGTTGCCAAGCGCTTCCTTCGCCATCGGCACGATGTCGCTGAGGTGTTCGCGCAACCCCATGCCCGCCTGAATCAAGCGCACGGCCAGGTTGTATTCGATGGCGTCTTCTGCGCCTTCAGGCAGCGTGTAGGCGGTCGAGAGGTTCGAGAACTCCGTGAGCGGCTTTGGGCAGTAGAGGCGCAGCGTGTTGACGTTCGTGGGCACGGGCCACACGATGATCTTGCGCATCCCCGCATGGGCTCCGGTCGTCTGGAAGGTCGTGTCGTAATAGACCTGCGTCGGTTGCGTGCTGGTCTGCGACTTCACCGACTGGAACGACCAATCCTTCACCGTGATCACTTGCTGCTTGATCTCGACTTCGGGAGAGGTGTTATCGAGCACGAGCCCGACATACGAGAGAATCGTCGGACAGAACTGGTTGAAATCCCCGCCCGGCCCAATCCAGTACTCGCTTTGACTCCCGACGAGCGGATAGTCATTGATCTCCACGCCCGTCATGGTGAGGCGCTGGTTTTTCCAGGCGCTCATCATGCGATTCAGGCGCGTAAAGGCGTCCGAGAGATCACCGGGGCCAGCGTCTTCGCCTTGCGCGAGCGCCCCAGTGAGAATCAACGCCGAATTACAGAGATCGCGAGCGGTGACGGACATTTACGCCTCGGGCGCATCCTTGCGCGGGCGGCCCTTCTTCTTCGGCGCATCCTCAGCCGGCACGTCGTCTGCGACGGGCTGCGCGAAGGCTTCCGGCACGTCCCATTCCGCGCCGAGCGCGTCGTCTTCGGCCTTGTCATGCACCAGACACGTCTTGCCGTCTGCGGTCTGCCGCCAGGACGGATACACTTCCCCTCGAGCGAATCCCATCGTTACCCTTTCATCTGCGCGCCCGTTAGGAGACTGAGCGCAATCGCGGGGGCATACAGGTGATGCTCATGCAGCCCCTCACTCATCGGTACGACCATCCGCGGCAGGACAAACAGCACGATCACGCCGAGCGCCTGACTCCACCGCGGGAACCCTTGCACGACGGCTAGTCGCATCAGCACCAGCCACACGCCACACACCAGCGCCATCGTCAGCGGGGCCACCATCTGCCAGTCGTGATCGACCGTGAGCCCGATCGGCACCAGCCAGAGCGTCAGCAGCGACGACAGTTGCGTCAGCACCGACAGCCCCCGATGCAGATCCGGCGAGAGGCCAAACGCGAAGACGCCAAACAGCACCACCGGCATCGCCACCAGCGCCCAGAGCGCCCACAAGACACGATTGGCGCGATCCCATGACCCGACCACTAAGGGGATCAACAGCACCATCACAAACGTTTCTTTTGCGAGCACGCACAAGACCGCGCACAGCAGCGATAGCCACACCCGCCGCGCACTGAGCACGGTCAACAGCAGAAACAGTGTCGCCACGAGATCGGCGCGGCTCGAGATGTAGGCCACCGCTTCGACTTGCACCGGATGCAGCCAGAAGGCGCCAGCCGCCAGCACCGCCCCCGATGGCGATAACCAGGACGCCGCGATGGCGTACACCAGCAGGCCGTTCACGATATGAACGACCACGTTCCCCAAGTGCGCGCCCCGCGGATCGGTGCCACTCAGGGCAAAACTCACATCGCGCAGCAAGCGCGTGGGATGGCGTAGCGCATCCGCGATCGGATCAGCCGATTGCATCGGCCACGGACGACTAAACGCCTCGAGATCGTTGTGATCCTCGTAGACGTAGCCGTAGCCCACGGTGGGGGCATACAGCGCCATCGTCACTAGCGCGAGGATGAAAAGGCGTCGATCCATAACTCCTGACGGTCCAAAATCATCAGCACAGCGTCACGTTCCCGCTCCCGCCCCGGCGCGCGCACTAACTGCCGCGCATGGGCGATCCAGTACCGCGCCTGCTCAAAGTCCCGCGCGAGCACGTAGTGCGCGGCTAAATTGACGGCCGGACGTACCGCAGTCGGATGCGTCCGGGCCGCCTGTTCCCACACCGCACGATCACTGGCCCACACCGGGATCTGCCGGACCGTGAGGCCCGCACAGAGGGCGAGCGTGAGCCAGAGGATCGCGTGGCGCATCGCTACGACAGGTTCAGCAGTAGCGAGTTGTAGGTGATGAGCGTCTGATTGGTCGCCGCCCACACCGTCGCCGTCTGTGCCGCTGCCGTATACCGGCAGAGCCACACGTTGCCGTTGCCGACGTTGATCACCGGCAAGTACTGATGCTCCGACGCCGTACACGTCCCCACGCCATCGATCGGGGTCGGATCTTTGAGCGTGATCACGGTCGGAATCGCCGCGGCCGGGATAATGATCACGGTCTGCGAGGCCCCGTGGGCATTCGCCACCGTGCCCGCCTGACCGCGAGTGACCGTCACCACGGTGCCACTGACCGATCGGACGGTCATGTATTCCCGGTTGACGTAGAGCGCCCCACCCGCGGCAATGCCGGTCGCCGACGCCACCGTAAACGAGGTGGCCGACGAAGTCATCGCCGCCGAGTTGGTCGTGCTCGTCAGATACGTCTGCGCGAAGGCAGGCGAGACGAGCGAGAGGGCCACGACGAGGCCGAGAACGATCCGACGCATCTGATTGACTCCTGTGTTCATGGTTGGTCCCCTTCCTAGGTCGCGATGCGGCAGACCAGCTCCGACCGGAGCAACGCCCACCCGAAGAGGATGTCGAAACGGCTGATCAGTTGATCGGTCACGCCGTCGTAATCGCGGATGTAGCGCATCGAGAAGCCGAGCTGCTTGTCCGACTTCCGCGAGCCCATATCCACGCCCTTGGGCATGTAGAGGTCCGCACTCACCAACGTGGCGAAATCCGGATGGAACGCGATGCCCTGCGGGGTCGCGGTGGACGAGATCGCCGCCAAGTTGCCGACGCCCTTGCCGAACATGGTCAGCACCGCGTTATCCGCGGGCAGCGCCGAGATGTTCTGGTAGGGGCCGGTGGACTGGAGCGCGCCGCCCCACACCGACACCGGAATCGTCATGTTGCCGCCGCTCGCCGTGGCATCCGCCGTGACGAGGAAGTCCTGCAACCGACCCGTGGAACGGTAGTTCTGCGGGTTGACGGCATAGACGCCCGCCACCTGCAACACGTCGCCCGTTTTCACCGTGGACGACGACGCCACCCATCCATCGGTGACCAGCGAGGTCGCGCCGTCCACCGTCGCGCCGTTCATGGCCGGAGCCGCCGCGCCATACGCGCCCGTGGTGTGCGTGTAGACGTTCTGGTCCATGTACCAATCGAACCCGAACGCCGTGCCCATCAACCCCTTGCGATACTGCCGCGCGATTTCCTGCTGCGGGTTGAAGTAGGTCACCAGCCCGTTGACGATGCTGACTTCCTGCTGCGGGTTGATGACCACGCACCAGTTACCCATCGGGCAGGCGGCTTCCTTCAGCTTCGCGCCGGCCGTGAGGTAGCCTTCCGGCGTGGTGATCGCCGTGCCGGGCGTGCCGTAGGCCATGTTCGCCTGAATGGCGAGCTGGAGGCCGCGATCGTCCACCTGGTTGGCGAGCTGCGCGATCTGCGGCTTGAGGATGCGATCCGAGAACTCGTCGATCTTCAACGTGAGATCGGCGCTCGAGAACTCGCAATCGACGCCGAGCTGCGTATCCAGCACAACGTTGACGAACGTTTCGGTCAGGGACTGCGGCGAGTAGCCCTGTCCGACGCGGACGGTGTTGCGGATCGGCTTGCGGACCCGCAGGGTGTCACCAATCTTCGCGCCGGCATTGGCGAAGTAGCTGTCGTAGTTCCGGCGAATCTGCTTGGTGAAGGTGAGTTCGTTCTCGAGGACATCCAAGGCCTCGAGGGTGATCATGTCGATCGTCAAAAATTGATTGGCAACAGCCATCGCTTGCTAACTCCGAGCACTCAAGCGAGTGCTCTTCTATGCCGTCTCTCGCGTGCAGGCGGCGGGTGAGTTAGCGCGAGTGGGTCAGAACAACCCAGATCAATTTGTGTCGCAGGCGAACCTGCGTGGCCTTACTACGATGCGAGCGTCATCGCGAATGCTTCGCGACGTTTGGACGACCACGGCTTTCCAGCCTTCGCCGCCCGAATCTTGTCTTTCCACTCTTGCGTGAACACGCGGCCCTTCAGTGCCGCCGACTGCTTCGCCCGGCTTTCAGGCGTCCCTTTCAACCCGAGATGCGACTGCCGCATCTTCTGTTTCGTCTCTTCCGAGAGCGTGTAGCCGCGTTTGCGCGGATACGACTTGCCCGCCCGCGCAGCACTAATGCGCTGGCGTGTTTCCGTGGACGCCCTGCGCCCAAGATTCACCAGACGGCACTTATCTTTCGTTGCCGCCGAGTGCGTAAACTGGCCCGGCACCGGCCCGCTGAGCGTAAACGGTGACTGGTTGTACGGGGCGATCAACTGCGACAGGTGCCACAGTTCACGCTCTGCCGCCATCAACTTCGTTGCATCCGCGGGCAACGTTTCCAACGTGATCCACGAAAACCATGCCTCACCGTCACGATCCCATGCGGCTTGGATCTGCCGTGAGGGGTGCCGACCGAGACGCAACTGCCGCTGATGCTCATACCATCGTCGCTCACCACGCACACTGCGGCCCACATAGGCTCGCTGCGTTTTCAGATTGACGATCGCGTAAATCACCATGTCTTACCGTGTGCGTTTGCGCTGGGCTTTCCAGCGCGCCAACTGATCGGGATCATCCGTCCTCGACCAGTCGTAATTC